ATATAACAATTCTTGATTTTTATTAAAGGAAATTTTAGGAGAAAAAAAGTCTCCAAAGTATTTTACAGGATTTTCTGATAATTTTTGTTTTTTCATTTTTAAATCTTACCAACTTTTTTTTCTTTATAAAATTCTTATAAAAAATATAACAAAAAACCAAATTATTGATTATTATATAACAATCTTTGATTTTTATTTAAAAAAATATAAACGTAATGTATAATATAAAACAAATGACTATATATTGTTGTGAAGTTTGTCAATTTACTACTACTTACAAACATGTTTATAATAATCATCTTAAATCAAAAAAACATCAAGAAATAATGAACCCTAAGGAAAATGCGCGGTATTTTAAATGTTTTCAATGTAAAAAAATGTACACTACACATTCAGGATTATGGAGACATTCAAAAACGTGCAAACCATCCGTTGAAGAAACGAAAAACAATGTAATTACAACGGAAATGTTACAGCAAATTCTCGAGTCTAACGTTCAATTACACAACGACATCAAAGAGCTCAAAGAAGCCCAGGAAAAAACATTAATTGTTCCTTCTACGGTAACAAATACAACAAACAACAACACCACGAACAACAACAACATACATATTTATCTCAACACACATTGTAGTAATGCGATGACCATAGACCAGTTTGTGGATTCCATGAAGTTTGTTAAGGATGATTATAATGAGATAGACCGCAACCGTTTTTATTACCAGGGCGCCACCAACATCATCAAAAAGTATTTCAACCAATTGAAATTGGAAGACCGCCCCATGCACTGTGCGACCCCCATAGTGAACAAACCGACGGCATTTTTTGTGAGGGATGAAAACCAGTGGAAAGAGGAGTGTCAAAGCATGGCACATTATCAGATGAAATACATCGAAGAATTTGAGAACATGGAGGAGCAGCTGGCAATCACACGATTTTTCGAGAAATTCAACGAAAAATTGTACGAGACCTACAAAGAGTTGTCCAGTTCGGACAAACAGATGGAGCGCCGTATCAATGATAAAATGATGGGTGGAGGGGTGAAAGACAAAATCGACATGTTGGACGAATTGGCCGAATCCAAATTGCTCACCATAAAAACCTAACAAATTATGCGCAAAACCCACATAAAAAATCCCAACATACAAGTATATGTTGGGATCCCTGTTCCCGGTACAATCCTCAGTACAAAAAATAGGATTTGAAGATGTCCTATATGCGGTAAAAACCCCAACAAATATACTGTTGATTAACACATTGCCAGTCACGGAACAGACGGTCCTGATACCTACCACCCTCCCTTACGAGAAAGAAGAAGCGACAGTCAATGCCATGTTGTCCAACTATGATACGGCGACGTACAAGGTCATTGTTTACGGAAAACATGCGGTCGACGATAGTGTGGAAAAAAAACACAGGCAGTTGAAACAACTGGGATTTTCCAACGTTTTTGTGTATGTGGGGGGATTGTTTGAATGGATATTGTTACAGGATATTTATGGAGTCACGCATTTTCCTACGACGGCACCAGTGAATAAGGATTTGTTGATATATGCTCCCTCACGGGGAACCAAGGTCTCCACTTTGGGGGTCTCTTATCCCTCCTTCCAGAATACCAACGAGAATATACCCAAAATAGGGTGGTGGAAATAATTACCACCCGAAAATGTCAGCTCGACGAATTTCATTTACATCTACCTGGTTATCCTGAATTCGTTTCGCCACCCCGTCCATGAAATTCAAGATTTCGCACAAATGTAAATACAATATGTTCTCATTTGCGTCCAACACGAGACATTGTTCCGCGGGCATCTTTCCCAGCCAATTCTCATGATATTCGTGACAGTTTTTCAAATAATCCAGTGTAATTCGTTCTTCGCCTTCCCTTCCCCGTTTTTGAACGCGTTCAACGCAGACTTCAGGACGAGTCCGTAAATAAATGACGGCATCGGTAGTAATAGGGTGGGGGCAGAGTCTACGGCACGTGTCGGCATTTTCACAGTAGATTTTGTAGTGTATGGTGTCGATTTTGCCTTCATTGCGCAGCATTTTGGTAAATATTTCGTGATTGGATTCAAGAGAACGCTCCGACAAAACAATGGCGGGTTGCTTCTTGATGGATTTGTAGAGTTCATCGAGCTGGGTGGTGTAGGCCATCATTTGGAAGGGGAAAGCATATTTTTCGGGGTCCACATAATAATGGGACAAAAGGTTGTCCGATTCGACATCTCCCGACCATCGTTCGACAGGTTCCGTGACGAATTCAATCGTATGAGGCGGGTTGATTTCATTGTTGAAAATCTGTTGCAGACGGTATAATGTTGTCGATTTACCGGCACCAATGTTGCCTTCGATGGAAATAAGGACTGTTCTGTACATATTAGTGTGTTGTTCTATTATAATAACAAAAAAATTAGATTGTTTTTGTTATTTCAATTTTGCTTTACTGAGCCTCTATTCTGGATAGAGATTATAGTGAGATTTATTCGAACCCAACAATGAATTTCAATATTATTTACAAACTTCTCCGCAAGCAAACTTGCTCCGCCGTTAGGAGTTTTTTATCCTCCAGTCATTGTAGTTGTTTGGTAACATGTTGAGATATATGTCCTTTTCGGGTTCTATGTTTTTGGGTAAACAACTCCGGTTGTTGATCTTTGTTATTTTTGTCTACTCTTTCTACTTCATTACGTTTTTGAAAATTATCCGTATATGTTGGAGATGTAAATGAACCTCCTGCGATAGTTTAAAACAATAGGAAAATATCATTTATACTCGTATACTTTTCTAAATGTTCTATTATTTTCTTCGTATTGTTCTGAATAATTTCGATGTCGGTGAGGGGAACGATGCGTTCATCTTTATCTAATATAATATCGAATAAAATTTTACATTGATCCACTACAAAATTTTTGTAGAAATAAATAATTTTAGAAAATTCTTCGAATGCTTTTATTTTATTTTCGAATGCTTTTCCTGCTTCTGTTTTTACGGATGGGGTTTTTAGTTTTTCTTCATCTACTTTGTATAAATCTGTATATAAATTACCATACGTTTCCCGAGCCCATTTTGTAATGAACTCATATATTTTAACCATTTTTTCATTTATTATGTTTAACTTCTCATCTATGACCGGAATGGTGGGTAATGTATTCAGTTTCTTGGTACATCCTTCAAAATAATATTCTATATATTTTATCCATTCGACTAATTTTTCGGTAGTTAATTCTGGTAATGCTGGTAATGCTGGTAATGCTGGTAATATTATTTTAACAAAGTTTTCTAATTTTGTTTTATAATTTTTATGATCATTATATTTTTCAAGATCTTCAATAAATTTATCGATATATGGGTCGGGTAAGTTGTTCATACCTTTCAACATTTTCATCATGGTTAACACACTTGGAAAAAAAGGTACATCGCATGTCTTGATTTTTTGCTGAAACCAAAAAATATATTTGAAAATATTTTGTAAATCTTGTGGGACAGTAGTTTCATCGCCAATATAATGAGGTATTTGAAAAAATATCACGTCGTTGAAATAATCATAATCATATTCATAATTCAAAACAATAGCAAATGACGCCAAATTTTCACGTATTTGGTATTTTTTTGTACCATCTATAAAAGATTCTTCTGAAAAAACAGAATGGATATAATTATCCGGTTTTATCGGTACTGGTAGTGTTGATGTGGGGTTTTTTTTGAATAATTCGATACGTTTTTGTCCTGATATTGGAGAATAACTAATATCCATCTCAGTTTCGTATCCTCTTAAAATATTTATATAATACAATGTAGTGCTAAACTTGTGTCGTATAGGGTTATCAATCTGCGGTTCTGTCAAAAAAGACGTTTTTGCGAAAGGTATTAATTTCAAAATAGATGTAATATCATCTATTTTTTTATTGATCAATTGTTTATCATTCGGTAATACTTTTCCTATTTTTATTTCTAAATTATTTTTAGCATCGTTCAATTTTTTGTTCAAATCAATCAATGTATTATAAAGCGTCTGTTTGGACTGTTTCAAAACTGTTATTTCTGGTGATGAATCAGCTAAATTTATACCTCCCAAATTTTTGTGAATGCTGTCCAATAATTTATCTTTTAGTTCATTCATAAAAAATAAAAAATCTCCGGTTGCGTCGTCCTCTGGTTTACTTTCTGGGTCTAAGAATACTTCATCAGTATTATTTAAATACTTGACTAATCCGCTTAGTTTGGGAATATTAAAGAACTCCTCTGGGTTTGTTCCAAATTCTCGAAATAAATCATTCAGTGTTTGTATTTTTTTGTCAATAACTTTGATTTTATTTGTTTTGAATTCTGGGGTAGGTATAGATGTCGCCATAACTAAGTAAATATATAGTATATTTATTTAATTTCTTATTATTTTTTGGTATTTCGTCCTTTGGTAAAACAATTCCGGAGTTTGTTGTTAGGAGAATTTTCTTCACTATTGTTACGGAAAAATACTCTATAGCCAAACTTATCCGGTTTTTCGAAAATAGAAGCCACATTCGATGTTAGTTGTTGAGGTGCTAAGCGCCTCTCACCACAACATGGCTCAAAAACTAACGACTAAGGACGTGCAACGTCCGGCGTCCTTTGGTCCGTGAACGTTTTCCCTTTATCTTTTCTGTTTTTCTCGTTCTTTTGAGTTTATTCGGTAATGCTGAATAATTAATATATGTACCTCCACTTTTTCGTCTGTTGAATGGGCTAACAGTAAATAATGATATCATTTCATTAATAATTTTTGCAAAATTATTTATATAATTATCATAATATTTTTTCTCGAAGTCCACCGATATTTTTGGTGTAGAAAATTTGTACAAATCCTCATAAAATGTTAATGTAATAAAATTCAAATATAGATATGAAAAATAAATACCTCTTTTAATAATACCAATTGCTTCTTCTATGTCATTTATTTTATCTATTGATAAGTTAACAGCAAGTTTTAATTGTTTGTTTATCAACGGAACCACCTTTCTAATAATACCTGTATTTTTCACAGTATCATAAAAATTTCCGAATTTGTTTGAAAAATCATTAAAAAAAAACTGCAAATATTTTATTATTTTAATCGCAGCGGTTTTATATTTATCTTTTAAATCATCAGACAATGGGTCTGGTGCTTTTAAATCAATAAAATTATCATAAAATTTACTCAATGCATCTGTTATATCTTTTATATCTGTTATTTTGTTGGATGTCATATCAATTTTTGTTAATTTGTCTTTCGTATTATTGTCTTTCATAATTAAATCCTTAAAATCTATTCCTAATTCTATTAAAATATTAAATAAGTTCAATATAAAATTTAATAAATATTCGGTAGTAATAGTGTTTATTTTTACAATTAATTCAATATCGTTTTCTTGTTTATTTGAGAATACTTTACATTCTTTTGATGTTTCGGTGTTTTTATAATAGGGTATTGTGATATCTATTAATGTGTTTGTTCCATAGTTAAGTAAGTATTTCAGTGCAATTATTCCAAATATCTTATTTTTCATTTCAGAATTTTGACATGGTAAAAATTCATTTGTGAAAGAAAATCCTCTATAAATAATATTTGAATCAGCACATTTTTTTTTTTTATCTGTGTATCTATTATAAATTTCTCTTAATGAATTTAAAGCAAGATCTAAAAAGTCAGATGTGAATATATTGGAAACCGTGAAACTTGGTTTTTCGACTATATGATCATAATTTGTATCTGCTTGTAATTTTTCTAATATAGAGATTCTAGTATTCACATTATTTTGTGATAACCAATCTAATAATTCGGCAGGATTGTCTGCGATTGAAATTAATGTTGCTTTTACATAAATTGCCACTCCTGTTTTAATTATTTCGGGTTGAGTAGCATAATTCCATGAATTATCAGTACTCCTTACTAAAGCAGCCACTCCGTTTGTAGATAACTGAGAAGTACTTTGTTTATAATTTTTAGAAATTAATGATTGAGTATATTCTGCTGGTTCAATACCAAATTTATTTTTATTGCTTTGGGTTATAATAGTATAACCCCCATCCATAAAACCTAAATCGATTTTATAACACTTTACAAGCTCTGCTACTGGTGTAGCATCTTGTGGTAAAACTTTGCCAAATATAGGTTGATAATTACCACTTATGGTACCTGGTACTGTTATTTTAACTATATCACCTACTTTTATACCTTGTAATTCTGGTGATACTGTTGTGACTGGTGGTAGTACTGCTACTGCTACTGCTGCTGGTGTTGATACTGGTGTTGATACTGGTGTTGATACTGATGTTGATGATGATGATGATGATGATGATGATGATGATGATGATACTGCTGCTGCTGCTACTGATGATTGTCCTTTTGTTTTTTTGTTTACATTTGGTGGTGGTGATGCGATTGTTCCTTGATTACCTAGTAATTTGCTTGATCCTTCTTGTCTTGTTTTTGTATTTGAGAATTGTGGTTTGTTTTCATTGGAAATAATTTGCCCTTGTCTTCCTAGTGATGATGAATTACTATATTCTCCTTCGACTGTTGTTCGTGATGTATCTACAACATCATCATCATCATCTTCAACATCATCATCATCATCTTCAACATCATCATCATCATCTACTCTATTTGTTTCTTTTATAGGTATGGGTGATACTTTTTCAAGGGAATTATTTGTTTTCATTGTTGTTGTTGTTGCTGCTGATGGTGTTGATGATGATGATGATGTTTTTACTACTGCTGCTGCTGGTGTTAATGATGGTGGTTTTGCTGCTGCTGCTGCTTCTTTCTTACGAATTTTATATGTTACACTTGTTTCAGGTGTTACATCATTAAAAGTTATATTATTGTTAGATTTCAAGAATTGAAAATCTTGTTTGATTTTTTCATTAAAAATTATTTGTTTATTATTTGGTAATTCGATTTCGAATTCAGGCACATCGTTCTCGATGTCATTATCATCATAATAAATTACATAAGTTTTATTATCAGCATTATAACCTGTGACAGTGCCTGGGTAAAATTGTCCATTACTAAATTTAGCCTGAACTTTTTGAAATAGTTGAAATTTTGGATTATCACTCATGTTATTTATATATATCTATACAAAATATAGATATATAATTTACATCAACAAAATCAAAACGTTCTCCAACTAGATTTATCAAACAACTCCGGACTTCGTCCTTCGTTGTTAGTAACTTCTTCGACACCTTCGGTGTACGAAGAATCTACAAAGTTTCCCACAGGAACTCTGACCAACATCGGGTCACGGTCCATCCGGGAAATCCAGAACCAATACTCATCGTTACACAAAGAAAATCCAATACAAAATTCAATGGAAACCGAAGAAAAATAGAACGGGTCGCTATACCGCAAGGGCTCTAAAGAAGTGCGGTCCAATTCTACCAACATATGGAAATAATGTCGCGGCCTCAATTCTTCGCTAAAATGAACCACCCCCACCAGCACTTCTCCCGTATCTACCAAATTCGCAGAACCCTTCATTTTATGGAAAAAAGGCGCTAAGCGCGTTTTGTCCGACTGATAAATAATTTCCAAACAACTCCGGACTTTGTCCTTCGTTGTTAGGAGATGTTTCTCCGTTGTCGCTACGGAAACATCCTCCAATTTACCATCGCGAATCTCCCCCACACAAAACGGCGACCACCCGTAAATAAACAGTTCTCGGCCGTGATATTCACTCGCCTGATTGTCTAACACTAGGGGCACCCAATTTTTCTCCGTAAAAGTATCTGTAGGGGGTTCAATTACTTTTGACTCAGCTAAATTACCGGTTTCAATACAATATTCACCGATCATCATGCGATTCCCACCCGTGGAATGATACCCCACCGTCGTCGCAATGTATTTCATCTGACTACCATACCCATACAACCGTACATCTTCAATGCCACGAGAATACATCTCATACGTGGGTAAATCAATGGTCTCCGATATTTCCGTGTAATTCAGAGGTAACATCGTATCCTCATCCAGTTCCGATAGCACATTCTTGCTGCGGATGATGTTCGTACCATCATAAAACATGTACCATCCGTCGGGATAATACCAGTAGTTCACATAGCGCGTATTGAGCCAATATTTCCCCTCGTGAAACAGGTAAGACGCCGAAGAGGGATGGTAGCCGTCAATGGCAGGATACGCATATATACATGTAGATATACCGGGCATGTCCAAGACACGACGTGAGACGGTTCTCGCCCACATGTCACAAATAATAGTGTCATTGTGGTCAGCCTTGTACCAGGCCTTGTAACCATGCCCCCCTTCATATACCGTGGTCCAATTGGTCTCGGCCTCCAACCAGGCCCAGAAATTGACTTCCCATACCAAGGTACCGTGGGCGGCCAAAAATCGCGGAAAATGTTCCAAATAGAGGGCATGAAACCGTTGTATAGACGCAGCGTCGCCCAAAAAGAACCCACCGCAAAACCGCCAATGAATGATATCTGTAATCTGATCAATATGTTCTCCTGACCATTTGTCCCAACAACCCGGAATAACAAAACAGTTATTTTCATAAAAATCGCGCGTGCCCAACCATTGAAGAAACGACAGGCTGCGTTCACGGTCGAAAAACACGTGGGAGATATTGAAATCAATCCAGGCAAAATGGGTGGAATTCCACGGGTTCTCCTCAATGGCGTGGGTCATGAATTCGGTTTTGGAATTGATGATGGTCAAATAATCGACCGTATCTTTGGGTTCATTACGTATTCGAGGTAATTTTACGTCCTGTTTAGACACCATACCGGCAATTACTGTTTCACTCAATTCCATGACCTTCATCAAGCGCACATTGTCGGGAAATTCGGCGACCAACGTTTCCACATCATTACGCAATCGTGGACAGGTATACACACCAATATGTATTCCGGTCGCGGCAATTTCACGGAAACGATCCATACGCCACGGAATGGTTTTGCGTTCATCGTATTCCTCGTTATAAATATGGAAAAACGAGGTAATAAAGGTACACTTCTCAGGTCTTTGACCTACGCAGTTAGAATATTTTTCGTCACTTTCAGTGTACGAAAAATCATCACACTTCGAGGAGGACATGGGGATAGATACATAAAAATTGAACCAAATGTTTATGTTATTATTTCACGTATAATAATGACTCAAACGAAAACTACCGAAAATATGAACAAGAATCTTCAAACATTTATACAAGAAGGAGGGCGCAGAGACCATCAACAAAGATACGTGTTGGCCTTTGATACGGAGACCACGGGTCTTTTCCCTAGCAACAAAGAACCCCACACCATCGAACATATGCCGCATATTACACAGTTATGTTTTATTATCTACGACATGGAAAAGAAGAAGGTCGTCACAAAATACAACAAATATATCAACATTCCCCAAAATGTTGAGATATCGCCTTTCATAACCAATCTCACCGGAATTACGCGTGAAAAGTGCGACAAAGGTGTCCGTATGGTAGATGCACTGCGTCGTTTTTACAAGGCCTACCGTATATGTGACATAGTAGTTGCGCATAATTTGTGTTTCGATAAACGGATGATGGAGATCGAGATACAGCGATACGCCTTGGAATTCTTCCCCGACATGATGGACGCGTGTTTCATGTTTAACGACACATTTAATGAATTACATCAAATTACGACGATGTGTACAGGAAACATGGGCAGGGATGTGTGTAACATTATGATTCCTTCCAAGTTTCCGGGAGGAAGGGCGTATAAAAAAATGCCGAAACTGACCGAATTGTACAAGTTTTTGTTTCAAGAACCGTTGGTAGGAGCACACGACGCACTGGCGGATACCGAGGCTTGCTTGAGATGTTACGTACAAATGCGTGTCAGAGATCCCCTCCTTTCTGTATAACAACAATAATTAACCGGAAGGAGGGGTCAGAGACCCCCTTGTGGGGGTCTCAACCTTGAACAGCTTCGGAAAGAGACCTTTGTGCCGTTCTTAGGGGGGGGCTTGGTCCCCGCAGTTCCCTGTATAACAACAATAATTAACCGGAAGGAGGGGGCGTGCGGGTCAGAGACCCCCTTGTGGGGTCTCAACCTTGAACGGCTTCGGAAAGAGACCCCCTTTGGGGTCTCTACCCTTGTGCCGTTTTTAGGGGGACCTTGGTCCCCCGCAGTTCCCCGCATTTTGGACGATTAACATCGTATTATCATCCGAATTAAGTTCATGAGGAATCACACACAAACGAAAAGAAAAAGAAGGATATTGTTGCTCCCATAGGGCAATTTTTTCCCGCCAGGCATCCAGGGTGTAATACATAATGTCTTCCACAATAAACATGCCACCCACGGCCAATTTATGCCAACTATGTTCGAAAAAAGTGACATTGTAATCAAATACGTGGTAGGCGTCGTCGATGATGATGTCCATAGGTTCGGTCAATTCGGGTTGTGACCAAAGAGCTCGGATAGAATCGGGCGAACCTTGGTCACAGAAAAAGGTGCGAATGCGGTCTTCTTGAAACAAAATACCGGAATCAATGTCGGCGCCGAAAATGTGAGCCTGCGGGAAAAACTGCTTCCAACCGCGCAAAGACGCTCCGGGTTTGCCGTCGACCCCCATGTTCGACGGAAACTGGGGGTTATTTGTTCCCAGTCCAATCTCGAAAATCCGAAGAGGACGGTCACGGACGGGCTCGAACAGTGGATAATACATACGTGTGTAGGTGTGACGTTTGGTACAATCGGGGTCGCCCTTGTCACTGCCATAATAATTCATGATGAAACATAGTTCTGTGGGGGTTTGCGAAACGGGCACGTTGATGTTCATATGATATTCATAACATGAATTATTTATGTTTTTTATCGAATATTAGTTTCAAAAATATCGTTGAGCTCTATAGGGTTGGACTGTTTCAGGTCCCGACGGTTCGTCATCTTCCTCTTCTTTCCCTAAGAAAAACAGTGTGGTTTTTTTTATGACAGCACCATTACAAACAAAACATTTGTTAGAGAGGTTTTTGCTACACTTATCGCAAAAAGTATGACCGCAGGGTGTCACACAAATTTTCACTTCATTTTCAAAACAAATGGTACATTTGTATTTGTTCAATATTGTTTTGTCCGCACAATTATTCAAGATGGATTTATAAGTATGGACGAACTTAGATAGTTCATCCAATATGATGGTTTCGTCACATATTTTGATGTTTACTTTTTCAATAACATCGCACATGTTATGTATGTAAGATTCGTTTACAATAAAAGTATTGTATTTCATTTCTTCATAAATATCTTCGATGACAGGCTGGGCGAGTAAATCTCCCGATAATTTTTCTTGTAACGTGATAGGACGTTGAGGTAAAGGTTGTTGTAGTTTGACGTCTACTGAATTCAATGAATTTTGTTCATATAACTTGACATATTTTTTTTCTATATCTTTACAGATCGTCAAGACGTCCGTAATTTCTGTTTTATATTTGTTTAAATTTTGAATGTTATGATTGCGTTGTTTTATCTCGGCAAGTTTGTTATTTAACATGTCATTGAGAGAAGACATTGTGTTTATCACATTTTTTTCTTGTAGCTCTTCTTCACTTAAATGTACAGTTTTATCATTATTATGTGTTAATTCATACCGTCGTTTCAAAAATTCGAATTTGTCTTTCACAGCATAATTGTGCGTAATAGTCGATGAATTGTTGTTGTAATCTGCCATATCAACTATAATATTCAAATGATGATATTTTTTATGTAGATATTCATACAAATAATTACATAATTCATCAGACAATAATAACCAAATTGGTTAGGACAATCAGCAAGGCTCCAATCATTTTTTGTAAATTGACAGTTTCACCGTTGATAAAAATGCCATAAATAAATGCCATGACAATACCAAAATAAGAGAGAGAAGCGTATAAATAGGTATCTAATCGCGTAATTGCGAAAAACCGGAGCAGATAACCGAAGAGTCCAATGACCGAATTAATACCCAATGAAAACGATAGACGACTAGATAAGTTCTTGGAAAAATCTCCTAACTTCGGTACAAGCTTACTTGCTGATAAGTTGAATGAATTCGCGAAAAAATAAGCGGAAAACAAAATAGCACCTAAAAAGTAGGAAATGAAAACATGATTCCAATTGTTGGTGGTTTTGATGTCTCTAACTAAAAAGTATATGGCAGCCTCAGTGAGTGCTGCTAATAATATCATGATAAAACCTTCAGGTGATTTAATCACATTCATTACGTTAAATTTTTCATCGGACACCAACAAAAACACACCGAACAATGCCAAAAGTATGATGGGATGGATTTGTTTGTGTGCGATGAGTAAAATGAGAATGGGATACACATAAAACAATGAATATGCCACACCACTCTCCAACAATTCAAATCCGCGATAGGATGTATATATGTGGGCAATAGTGGTAAGTGCGAGCAGTATTCCGGAAGAGCTCGTTAACGCACGGTAAACAAACGGATAATCGATGAAAAAACCGGAGATGAGCGCATATGAAAAACATCGACTCCATGTTTGTAATGTCAATGGTAAGCCGATGTTTTTCACAAAAACGGGATATAAACTAAGTAACGACTCTGAAAGTAATTTACTTAGGATTTCATAGAACATATTTTTATTATCTATTATATAGTGATAAAAATACGTTAATCTCTATTCTGGGTTAGGTTGCTCTAGGGTAAGAGACACCATAGGTGTCTCACACCTTATATCCCTTTGGGATGTTGAGGCAACCTACCCAGAATTGGATAGGCTTTATTCTGGTCATATTGTTAGCATAATCAAACATAGTTTGATTATGAAAAACAATCCGGCCAGAATAGAGGTTAACCCGAGCACATTTCACAAATATCGTGGTCTTCTTCTGTCTCGCTACCACCTCGTTCGCGTTTTTCGGGTTCAATGGTAAATTGTTGGGCTTGGTGGGCGGCGCGTCGGCGCAAATAATAAATCCCCGTTTTCAGTCCCTTGCCCCATGAGTAGAAATGCATGGATGTAAGGGAATTGTAGGAAGGTTCTTCAATCCACGTGTTCATGGACTGCGATTGGCATACAAAGACACCACGTTCCGCAGCCATATCAATGACCGTTTTCATAGGAATTTCCCACGCAGTCCTGTATTTTTCGCGAATTTTTTCCGGAATAATATCAATATGTTGGATGCTACCATTGTTAGCAATGACATTGTTTTTGATCGTATCATTCCAGAGCCCCAAATCCAACAAATCACGTACCAAATATTTGTTGGTGACCACAAATTCACCAGCAATGGTACGACGGCTATAAATGTTGCTGGTAATAGGTTCAAAACATTCATTAAAACCCAAAATTTGGGAAGTCGATGCGGTAGGCATGGGTGCCAGCAACAACGAATTACGAAGTCCGTGTTCTTTGACGCGGTTTTTCATGGCCGTCCAATCGTAGCGCTCATTCCCTGGATCATATTCCCACATGTCGAATTGGAGGATGCCTTCGGAAGCAGGGGATCCAGGAAAGGTTTCATAAGCGCCTTCACTCACGGCCAATTCACAGGAGCACTCCAACGCCCCGTGATAAATGGTCTCAAAAATCAGGCGATTGACCACCTTGGCTTCATCGGACGTAAATGCGAGGTCCATGAGAATAAAGGTATCGGCCAAGCCCTGAATACCGATACCAATGGGGCGATGACGCATATTGGAACGGCGCGTTTTTTCTGTGGGATAATAATTGCGGTCAATGATGCGGTTCAAATTTTCGGTAACGACCTTGGTGACGTCGTGAAGTTTTTCGTAATTGAATGTGGGTGGGGTAGTAGAATAATCCAAAAAGGTGGGGAGACCAATAGAAGCCAGATTACAAACCGCGGACTCGTTCTCGTCAGAATATTCTGTTATTTCGGTACATAAATTTGAACTCTTAATGGTGCCAACATTTTTCTGGTTCGATTTTTTATTGACAGCATCCTTATAAAGAAGGTAGGGTGTACCAGTTTCCATCTGGGCATCGAGAACTTGGAACCAGAGGTCACGCGCTTTTAAAGTCACCCGTCCTTTACCGGATGCTTCGTAACTCTCGTACAATTCTTTGAAAGCATCGCCGTAAACGTCGGAGAGTCCCGGACATTCATCGGGACACATCAGTGTCCAAGAACCGTTGGACTTTACGCGTTCCATGAAAAGGTCGGGTACCCACAGCGCGTAAAATAGGTCACGAGCTTTGAGTTCTTCGTCGCCATGATTCTTGCGCATCTGGAGGAAAATTTCAATGTCGGCGTGCCAGGGTTCGAGATAGATAGCGAAGGAACCGTTTCGTTTTCCGCCGCCATTTTTAACGAGACCATTATGCGTCAAAAAATTATGGTGTTCGTCATGGTCTACTTCAATATCAATGACACGACCCGAGTAATTTTTTATCAATGTATTGCTTTTGACACGGCTGAATAAATAATTATTGTATTCAAAATAATCAGATTCTTTGTCATGAACAAAATAGTCAATGTTGTAAAGTCGATTGAAACAATTTACGGGAATTTTTACTGTATTATTATCTCCGGTAGTTAATACACCTAATCTCAGTAACATATATCGTATATGTTCTGTTATTACGGAATGCTGCGTAAATTTTGTATCGAATTGTTCCAAGTTATTACAGAAACCACAGGTTATTATCATATATTTTTCATCCATCTCAAATTTTTGTGTTTCAAATATTCCTTTGATCAGCGACAATATTTTTTGTTTGGATAGATGAATCAAAGCAGGAATACCTTCGTAAAACATTTCATAGGTAAATTTAAATCGATTTGTACGGCTCCATATTATTTTTACCAAATCGACCCCGCATGGTGTTTTTTCAAATGGTATGGCGTAAGAATTCAGGTAGTTTTCAATAAATGTAATCATGTCAGTTTTTGATGCAGGAAGTTGTATATAAAAAGGTGTTTCATTCGTAGAAATAAATCCAAAGATATTCGCTTCTGGGCTTTCACCCCTTGATTCGTGTATACTTCTGCTATTAATTCCGGAAAAAAACATCCCATAAAACCGACAATCATCTTCACTATATCCACGAATGTCTTTTTCATATTTTGGAATAGGAAACCCAATATAATCGTTTGTATCGATGTTTTTGGCTTCAATAAAATCGGGTTCTATGAATTTTTTATCCAATAAATTGCGTACGTGATAACAATCCACACCTTCAACGTTTTTGATACACCACAATGGGTGCATATCCGTCAATGATAGGGGTCGGAATGTATGTTGAATATCCATTTTATAGAAATCACCCGAATAATTACTATCCAACACTTTGCCAATTTCATAAAATTGTCCATCATCAGTAATGACTTCATCACCAATGACGATGTTTTTAATCGGAATGGCTCCACGTTTGGTGTATACGACAGTTTCAGGATCCAAACACTGGTCCACATATTTTGCTGTATGATTAAACACGCGCAACATGGGAACAATGCCATTGGAACTGCCATTGGTTCCCCGGATATGGCTGCCCGAGGCGCGTATGTTGTGAATATGTAGTCCAATGCCACCGGCCCATTTGGAGATATTGGCGCAATCTTTCAGGGTATTGTAGATACCATCAATGCTGTCACTTTCCATAGATAAAAGGAAGCAAGATGAAAGTTGTGGATGAGGCGTACCGGCATTGAACAAAGTGGGAGTCGCATGAGTGAAATATTTTTGTGACATCAGATCGTAAGTTTCCCTGGCTTTCACAAAATTCGTCCCGTGAATTCCGAGGGAGACACGTAACCACATATGTTGTGGACGTTCCACAATTTTCCCATTGACCTTCATCATATAGGCACGTTCCAACGTTTTGAAGCCGAAATAATCGATCAAATAATCGCGCGAAAAATCACACCAACTGTCCAATTCTTCCGTATTGGACATGACCAAATCGTATAAATCTTGACTAATAAGAGGCGACGATTTACCGTGCTTGTCCAAATAATGATAGAGAGCGTACATGGCTTTGGAAAAAGATGTTCCGGTATTTTTGTGATGATTCGATACAACAATTCTGCCAGCTAAAACATTGTAATCTGGATGTACGGAAGACATGGAAGCACATTGTTCTGCGGTCAATTCATCGATTTTTGTGGTGGAAATTTTGTCATACAATTGGTCGATGACTTTCATGACTAATGCGGTGTAATTAATAGTAATACCGGCTTCTTGACCGGTGGATTTGATACGTGTTAATATTTTATCGAATTCAATGTTTTCCAGATCGCCATTGCGTTTGGTAACGCGCATTTCGTCAAACTCCTCCGGTAGCGAAGCTACCTTTGGAGTTAGGTTGTGACCAGTTGAATTAAATGTTGTCATATTACCTGGTGTCTACAATAATATAAGAACTATATTTATATTATTTTCGTAAATATTACGGAGGAACAAGGTCCCAAAGTTGTTGAGAGCTTCGCTCTCTGGTCCCAACCTAACTCCAAAGGTAGCTTCGCTACCTGAGGAGTTTGACCAACATCCTGTAAATTATATTTTAATAGGTGAATATAAACTATACAATTGTCCTTGTTTAAACTCGGTAGGGTCCGGCATTTTATTCGCTTTGTACATGTCATGCGCTTTTTGGGTTGCTTGAATACTTTCCTTATAATAAGGAAAGGGCATGTCACCTTTGTCTCCTTTGCTCATGTGGTAAAATTTTTCGACCCATCCACCAAAAGAGCATCCTTCAAAATGGAGAACATGTAATGTTTCAAACGGCATCTTGTAATTGGAAGACTCTTTGCCTTTGTATCCGAAATCGTGGCATCCCGCTAAATATACATTTGGGTCATTGGTTCTCCCCGCAGCTTTTCCGTTCACGTATGATTTACATGGTGCGCCTTGGTCGCATCGTAAAAAATTGGTCGCAGTAAAACATGAATCGCGTTTTTTGGGTTCTTTGAATATGGCTTCGGCATTCATAAATTTCACGGTTTTGATGTCATTGGACAACCGCATCAAGGAATCAATGTCACCGTGAATAAGTTCATCGCCATCTATATGAATGAGCCAATCGAGGTCTTTGGTCTTTTGCGTATCTCGTAAAATGCTGTTCACAAAGGTAACTTGGCGGTCAATGACAGTAGTATAATTGTTACCCGATTCGTCGCTGGCGCCTGCTTCCATGTAAACGTCGTCCATGTCTTTCAAATATTCTTCCCAGCCAGGGCTGTCTTCCAAACGAATGAAAAACTTGGAAATGCCCAAATTACGGTGATATTTCAACCAAAGGGGGAGATCAATCGGATTTTTCATCATGTTAGCGATACCGATCCGTTTTTTTTGTCCCAACCTAAGTGGTTGAGTTCCTTCGGAACCCTGACTGAACCCTTCTTTTTGCGTCGATGTTTTCAAAATATTATTTTTCACAATATTTGTATGTCTTTCTGAATCCAAGGAAAACATAATACCCAACATGATACCGATGACGACAATGAATAATACAATGAACCCCACTGCTTGAATTACCGAAACCTTTGTAAAACCTTTTACACCTCTTTTAATTCTCATTACATTATATACAGAAATTATTCATGTTAGAAAAGGGGATAAAAATTGGTTTGTTATTTCTAGTTATTATTGCCGTATTTTATGTATTATTTATATTATATTACCGTTTTCCCGAGAACGATGATAAAACTGTCATTAGTTCCAAGAATACAACCACTTATGTGATTAATCTGGATAAGAACCCGGAGCGACTTCAACAAATCACCAAAAGTTATGAAGCATCAGATATACGTGAAATCCCATTGAAACGATTTCCGGCAGTACTGGGTAAAAATGTTGATATTCAAGAATGGTTAACTCCCGAGGCCGTCGAAGAATTACATCGTGTGGAGAAAAAAGGTTATCGCACCCATCATTACCAGTTGACCCGCGGAGCGGTTGGATGTTTTTTGAGTCATTATACTTTAGCGAAGCAGTTATTATCAGATAAGCGTAATGATTATTATGTAATTTTGGAAGACGATAGTATCATAGATCCCAATGGTTTTAAAACCATACAAGAAGCTATGGTAAACGTGCCCGAAAATTGGGATATTGTTCTTTTCGGGTTTATACGTATCATAAATCCTGTTTCTTACGGTAATTTTATTCAGCCTTCTGGATTTTGGGGGCTACATGGGTATGTTATCAACAAAAAAGGTGCAAAGAATCTAATAGATGAAGTAGAAAATATTCGTGTCGATGGACAATTGGATGCTTATATATCACGTATGATACAACAGAAAAAAATGAATGTTTATGCGTATAAAAATCCTATCATATTTCAGTCGAGTACATTATCAACAATACAAATGGGAATACGATTACGGGATGATGTAAATCCTTACGACTATAGGGGATACATTGTATAGGTGTCTGCTGGAATTATAATATTTTTCATCATAGATGGGTCAGGATTGACTGTTTCTGAAACAGTATTATCGATAGAACTACTGCGTTTTTTCGCAGCACGGTGTTCATACCCCGTTTTGCGTTCCTGTTCAATAATGTTCCATGTTTCCAATATTTTGGGTAAAGCTGCTTGAAACCACAAACGATTGCGTTTGACGAGAATACAATGAAATTCATCCAAATACCAATGATGTACTGAATAAAGCGCGTGAGTTGCCCGTAGTTCAAGTTTTTGTTGCTGAATCCATGTTTGTATGTTTTCTTGATTACATTCTATATCCAAAGGCATATACACGTATTTTGGAGGGGCATCCTGATTATTATCCAAATAGATGGTTTTAATATTATTGTCCGATGTAGGTTTGATGTTTTCTACAAAACACAAAAACAACCCTTTTTGTTTGTCGCTGGTGTCTTCGTAAAATGCCTCTTCAGAATCAAACGCTTTGAACCGAGTTTCAATGAAATCGCATTCATCCAAATCACAGGTTTCCATTTGAACTTGCATTTGAATCCAGTATTCCTCTTTGGGAATAGCGGTAATTTCACGATTTACAATGTTTTTCACTTCGATCATGCGTCCAAAACGATCTGAGGACGAATCTATATTGATACCGTCAGGTGAAGCTCCTATACAAGAATGAGTTGCGTGTTGTATACACCCAAAATCAGCCACGCTAGTACCATACAAATGTTCGTATAACATAATGGATATTGGTTCATAAATCGTACCCCATTGCCGAGCATCTTGAGAGAAATGGTTGATTTTATGAACTGTAAATGGTTTACATTTTTCATATATGATACTATTGCGTTGTGAATCTGTACCGAGGGTCTTATAAATATTACTAGCAGTGATTAAATTGTGACGATATTTATACCATTCTTCTGTACGTTGTACTGGTTGAAATTTACATTGTAAATCGCCAATTTTTTGTGAAATTACCTGTTTCTGTTCAGGGGTTAATACATCAGGTTGTGTATTCATGGATTGTCGTGGTGGGAATTCGTCTTCAATGGTTTCTAAAAATTGTGTGAACAATTCTTCAATATATTCATATATATCGTCATAATCGTTTTCATTACACGTGTCAGAATGAATCCAATCTTGATAAATATATTCGACAATTTTATGGACAAAGAGAGAGAATGAATTTGGATTCGACTGGTGAATCATTTCATTTTCTACTACAGTTTCAATAACATCGATCATATTTTCTTCAAAGTCGTGGAGTTCTTTTTCAGAAAAAGAATCGAAGAAGTTGGTTTCCGACTCCGAGGTATTTGTTGATTCTTCGTTCATCGATAATTAAATTGGAGACGAAGACGGATAATGTAAATTATATGCAAAGAAAGTTTCATATAATTTTTTCTATTCAATTTTATTCTTTTTGGTTTTTCTAGCAGACTGTTTTTCCATTTTTTTTGCCAATGTTGCTGCTTCTTTTTCCCGTTTTTTGGTTTCGCGAATGTGTTCTCGTTCCTGTTTTTTCGTATCACGCGCACGCTCTCGCTCCAATATTTTAGCACGCTTGGCCAGTTCTTGTAATCGGATTTTCTCGGCTTTTTGTTCCTCCTTGTCTTTGGTCTTTTGTAAGGATTCTTTCGAAGCATCGACTAATTCATCCATAATTTTTGATTGATATTTATTTACCAGCCCTTTCACCATATCGGATTGAATACCTTCCGCATTGGCATAAGTCAATGTTTTACGCAAGCGTTTTTCCACATTCATAATTTGTTTCTTTTGTTTCGCATCTGCGCTGAGAGCTTTTTTGTAAGTTTTACGAATCTTGGCCATTTTCTTCTTGCGATCCTTTTCTACATTGGAAATGTCAGTGGTAATCAGTTTTTTAGATAGTACGTTTTCTTTTTTTTTCATTTTCATGGTGACTCGGTATGTCTTGCGTTCATCGCGAATGACCATGTTTATGACACTGCGTTCTGATTCATTCAAATCATGTTTTAAAAGTGTTCTCAAATGTTTCATGCGTTTTTTGTAGTTTTCCGAAAGACTTTTCAATTGGTTGTCCAATTCTTGTAATTCATTGTTGTGTTGTTGGATGGCCAGATTATATTGTTGAACCACCGGGTGTGCGTCAAATTGGTTTTTATCGGTGATTTTCTTGGCACATTTATTCTTGATCTGATACAACAATGTTTTTTTATATTCGTTATATTCCTCCTCCAGATTCACCATGTTGCCCTTGATTCCCGACAAAGTATCACGCTTTGAGGCGCCCTTGGTTTTAATTTCTTCACGCACCTGTTTTATCTTATCACGAATATTATTGAGCTCGTCTTTGACTGCTTGAACAATCTCGCGAATGTTTTTATTCACGATTTTTTCGCACATTTTTTGTGAAGGACTTTCCAAACTTATCGGATGACCTTTGGTCATCTTCGAAGTTAATTGTTGAGAGCTTCGCTCTCTGACCAGCTCTCCGCAAACATCATCTTTCATAAAGGCGAATTTTTTGACATTAATCTCTGCTATTTCTCCTTGAATTTTCTTGTTCTCTTCATCAAGCTTTCCCTTGAGTTCCAAAATATCCGAATCCAAGATGTTTCGAACAATTTTGCGATCAAATTTATGAACCAAGTCCATGTCACGCGTGATAGGCACATTGACATAATGGAGGCGAGGCTGTGAGAATTGTCGGGCATCCTTTTCACGATTCAAATAACTTATATATCCCGAAATATCGTCCAAATAAATTTCCCGACCCCTTTCCGTAAAAACACCTTGATTATCCAAATATTTGTCTGAAAATTTGGAAAAATCCACGGGCATTTGTTCTTCCTCTTGTTTACATAAATTCACCAATTGAATGAGTTCCATGGGATTTTGAGTAATGGGTGTAGCTGTCATCAATAGCAGACGACATGAATCTTGTCCCGAATATTTGTAAGAATACATGAGGGACTGACGCAAAGCATTCATGTCAGGTTTTTCCAATGACGACAAATCACCACCACCGTACAATTTATGAGCTTCGTCAATGATCAACAGCGTTTTACGCAAGGGATCTTCATTACCGTTGATTTTGACCAGAGTTTCGTAGTAGGAGTTTTGTTTAGAAACCAAATTACTGAATTGTTTGTAAGACATGGGACGAATACGCCACGCTTTGGATAACAAACGCATTCGTTTGTTTTGTTCCTCGGGAATTTTGAGATCCGAATGTTGTATTTGATGACGAATACTTTCATTACATACTTGATCAAACATATTTTTCCAGATGTCGTTTTTGAGGGTGGCACGAGTTACCCAAAGTATGGTATATCCGGCCTTTTCAAAATTATTTGTAGCCGCTGCTATTGCCGAGCACGTTTTACCTGTACCTACAGAATGTGACAACAGCATACCTTTGACGGATTGATTGGGGGTAAAATAATGACGAATAAAATCCTGTGTGGGGGTATAATTGAGGATCGTACTACCTCCCTTCTTTTCGGCAAACTTCTCCGGACTTTGTCCTACCTGCGGAGAGAAGTTAGTAACTTTTTCGACACCTTTGGTCTGCGAAAAATCTACACACAGGTTCTCCATTTTCACGGGGGGCCAAGCAAACTCACTGAAACGATCACGAATAAACCGACGCATGCCCTTAAAACCTAAACGCCCATTCAATCCTACAATTTCTTGTGTATTAACAATTCTAGGTGGTATGTTTAATACACGCAATTTAGGTCCACCGCCACGAATGATTGACTCATCGTCGGCTACCGCAAAATTATGAACATTTTCGTTGAGTTCATAATCTACCGAACCGAATATGGTGTTTTTTTCCAAATCACTGGCAAAAGTCAAAAGACGAACGTCCAAATTCATAGCCTTCAAATACAGATCCATGGCGGTTTCAGCACCTAACAAACTTTTGCGAATCGTTTCCTGAATAGTCAAATCGTAGATAAAAATGTGCAATGGCCAACCTTGTGTGGGATGGAATTCGATACCTTTTTGACCACAGGTTCTCGTACCACGACCAATTACCTGTTTTTGATCAGATGCGACTACAGAAGGTTCAAAAATATGAATGTATTTAATATCAAATAGATCAATACCTTCCTTGAAACCGCTATCCAAAATGATAAAACGCACCAAATTGCCCTGTACATTTTCTGGGCGCTGATTAAATTTACTCAACATGGATTTTTTCATAACTACTGAAATAGGTTGATCATACACACCAACTGAACACATCATGTAGAAATTATCGTTGGTCGTTTTTTTGAGGATGCTGTCAGACAACAATTCGATTTTATTGTAGCGCTTTCTGGAACGTTTTTTTTCTGTATCATCTTCTTGTATATCACCATCCGCGCCTCCCTTGACTTTGAGAGATGCCCCATAACCTAGATGAAATCCCTTGGCAATAAATGCCGCAGCCAACATTTTAGCACCGTAAGTTCCCGATTTCAAATCGGAAAAAATGAAATGTTTGAATAATTTGCCGTGTGTTTTTTTGTCACTACGATCTAACTCCGCTATTTTTGACATAAGTGCACTGAGTTTGGGTGAATAATCAGGTATGTTCTCCAAAAGCAATTTAGGGTTGAAATTTTCGTCATCAAATTTCAAATTATTGTCGCCTTTACTCCAATTGGATTTTTTACGAACACATTCTGGATCAAATGTATGTATGGCTTGTTTTTCTAAATCTGGAGGATTTTTCCGTAGCGATAGCGGAGAAAAATCTCCTAATTCCGGAACAAGCTTGCTTGTGGATGAGTTTGGATCTAAATTCATATTATAACTATTGTAATATAGAATATATAGTTATAATAAAATAGAAAAATGGATACAATTTTTGTTTTTAGAACGGAACATAATCACTATTTTTGTTTACGCACACAATATTACAATATTGATAATGGTCATTAAAATCAGTAATAATTTCTGTACCATAATTGGTTATATATGAAAATTTATAAAATCCATGTTGCTCCAAATATTTTATCACATCCATTAATTTTGTGTTGTTATCTAAAAATGTTCCACCATACTCAAACTGTATTATCTTAATATTTTCTATCAAATTTTCAAACCCTTGTAACACTTTCAATTCAAACCCTTCCGTATCTATTTTAAGAAAATCAATGTTTTTGACGTTTTTTTCAATCATATATTCATTGCCTTTTTTAATATGCAATAAAAATTTATTAGAGTCGTCACAAATACGACAACTGTTGATTCTATTATAGAATGATTGATATTTTGGATAATAATATAATTCTTTATTTTCATCACCTAACCCAAAATTATTAAAATACGAACACTTATTTATATTTTTTTGTTCTTTAAGTGATTGAAGAAATTCGTCGACAGGTTCAAAATAATGAACTTCACCAGTAAAATCAATATATTCACTGTCTGAACGACATCCTACATCAAAAATAAGATTTATATTATCTTTAATAACGTTGAAAAATAATTCTTCACCATTTGTTTTAGAATCATGATTATTAAACATTATATACTCTTGAACATTTATTGTTTATATTATTTATCAATAAATACAAAAATCAATCATCTTCATTTTCGTCTTCGGATTTGGCGGTCTCAGATACGCGTTTAGGGGTCAAGGATTTCAAGGTTGAAACACGCTTGGCATCCATAATTTTAAGGGTAAAATTCCGATTTAATGGACTCAAAAAGAGGGATGGAATGGCAATAATTTCGCGGGTATCCTTATTGTATTGGACGTCTTTGGTTTTTTGGAGTTTGTTTTTTTCCAAACAATCTTTGAAAAATAGCTTGAGTGCTTTGATATCTTTCAATGCTAGTGAATTGTCTTTCCCATATTTTTCGGCAAATGTATGTAATTTTTGAATTTTGGCGGTTTTATCTAACTTATTCCAGGACTCTGTTTTATTATGTTGTTTTTCTCGTTCTAATAATTGGTCTATTTTAGATGCATGATCAATGTCCGTATTTTCCTCCACTTTACCGTACATAACTGGATTAAAAATATTTTTCTGTTTTTTTTCTGTTTTTTTTTCTGAAACAACATTGGCTTGTCCAAATATAGATGAAGGAACCGACATCGTTTCTTTCGTCACTTCATTTTCATGTTCTTCAAACATAATTATTGTAGTTTGTCTTTAGATTACTTATATAATACAATTGAGTAAGGTTTATTTCGTTTTTATAAAACATATATTATGTCTTCGGAAACAAAAAAAATCCCAGTAGAATTGTCTTCATCCAAACAGCTCCACAAGGGTGGAGACCCATTTGGGGTCTCTAACCGGTCTTCTGTAGATTTTTCGCACACCAAAGGTGTCGAAAAAGTTACTAACTTCTCTCCGCAGGTAGGACAAAGTCCGGAGAAGTTTGAATCCGTAGAACTTACACCTTTTCTCATTTATAACGCCGACTTATCGGCGATAAATGAGTTAAAAGGCAACGTTACTTTCGGCATTAAAAATGCCGAAAGGTGTAAAAAACACAAATCACGTGTAGTTACTCAAGAAAAGAAATGGATAGTACAGCCCGAAGATTATTTACCCGAAAAGCAATGGAATCATATGTTTGGTGACGTGTTTGAATCAAAGTTGCGCAACCTTTCTATCAGGCAAATTACGGCAAAAATCGGAGGTTATCGAGCACAAGACATAAAAAACACATTGTATGACACCGAAAAATTTGTGGATATGGATTGTGTTTTGAACCTATTGAAAACATCGGAAATGAAATGTTTTTATTGTAAGAAATATGTACAGGTTCTCTACCAAAATGTTCGAGAACCAGAACAATGGACATTGGAACGATTGAATAACGATGAAGGCCATAACAAATCCAACGTTGTCATTGCCTGTTTGAATTGTAACTTACGACGCAGATGTATGTATCATGAACGTTATGTTTTTACAAAACAACTCAATGTGGTTAAATTGGATCATTTTAATCAGAAGACCGAAGGTCTTCAACAACTAACTCAAAAGGTAGGTTCGCTACCAGATGAGTTTTGTCCTAACGATGAAAATTGAAGACAGTAGTAATTATTTTTTTTCGCAACGTTTGGTGGGAGAAGGGCGGTGATAACCTGTCTTACACTTGGGTTTCATGGTTTTACATTTACCATTGACACGATGACTACCAGTAACACATTTTGTCGTCTTCTTAACGGTCTTCTTGGCGGTTTTGCTCTTTTTCGCAGTTCGTCTTGAT